AAACAAACTATGCTGTAATTCATCGTTGTAATGTCAAAGCTCCTGTGGCAGTATTTGAACACCTAACAGTGGCCACAATGTCGGGTCCTGCTAAACGCCGGGACAACTTCCGTCCAGATCCAGAAGTGTCTGCCAACTGTCAAGCACAACTGGCTGACTATGCTATCCTTGGTCGAACGCATGATCGTGGACACATGAGTCCTGCTGGTAATAACACAACCAACGATGCTATCATGAGTGAGAGTTTTTTCCTGAGCAATATGGTGGCACAACTGGCCAACAACAATCGCGGTATTTGGAAACAGTTGGAAACTTGGGAACGCCAGTGGGCAACAGCCCCAGGTACAGACTTTTACATTATTTCGGGTGGCATATTTGATCCAGGACACCCTGTGGTGGGCAACGGCCTAGGAGTTCCAACTCGTTTGTATAAAATTATCATCGAAAAGAACAGTCGTAATGTTCAAGCCTATCTAATGCCCAATGCCGCACTACCAGTTCAGGACTTGCCTAAATATCAAGTTCCAATGTCTGCCGTTGAACAGGCCACTGGCATGCAGTTTAATTTAGGACAGTAACTCAACTGCTCATAATTACAGTATGAGCAATTTCTTGTGTGCAGCTCCTTGGAGAGGCCTGCACATCAATCCACAAGGCAGTGTTAAAACCTGTTGTGCAGGTGATCCTAACATGTTGGGCAATTTAAACAGCCAAACTATAGAGGAGATTCTACACGGCCCTGCCTTGCAGGAAGTGCGTCAGACCCTACGTGCTGGCCGCCCACATGCTCAGTATTGCCACAACTGTGTGCAGGCCGAACGTTACGGTCGCAGTGAACGTGATTGGCACAATAGGATAAATCCTGGCTTTGACGCCAACAAGGCCACAGACGTAGAACACTATCCTGTGCTGATTGATATACGCTGGAATACCACTTGTAATTTCAGTTGTAACTACTGCAACGAACACAGTAGCAGTCAATGGGCCAGCTTGAAACAATTGTCGGTTCAGTCAGGCACTAGACCTTACTCAGATCAAGTATGCGACTACCTTGAACAACATCAAACTCATATTAAAAAGGTAGCCCTAATTGGTGGTGAACCTTTATTGCTTCGAGAAAACGAACGCTTACTGGATGCAATACCTGCAGACTGTCAAGTTGATGTCATAACCAATCTTGGTGTAGACTTAGACAACAATAGAATATTTGAAAAATTGGCCCAACGATCTCGTGTGGGTTGGAACATCAGCATTGACAATACAGGTGAGCGTTTTGAATATGTGCGTTACGGTGGTATATGGAATCAAATTGAACAAAATATCAAAACAATACAAGCCTGTGCAGGACATAGATTAGGTATACATCCGCTTTACAATATTTACAATGCCACTAGACTGTCGGAATTGATTGCGTGGGCACAGGATTATTCGGTACCGGTGCATTGGCAAAGCCTGTATCATCCAGCTTGTTTAGATCCGTTACAATTAGGACCTGAAGTTAGACAGTTGGCCTTGAAAGAATTACGAACAGTATTAAGTAGGCCCAATTTGGATCACGGTCAACGTAACTTCTTACAAGAAACTGAAGCCCGACATCAGCAGGCCAGCAATAACGTGTTACCAGAATTTATAAATCACATCGCCGAAATTGAAAGTAAATATCATGCTGGTGCGGCAGGTCGTTTTGAACAACTGTGGCCTGAGCTAGCAACATTATTATGAGCCAAACCGAATCCACTTTAGTTAAAACGCCATACAAGAAGACAGCCTTTACTGATCAACAGTTAGAGGAGTTTGTAAAATGCGCTGACCCTGTTACTGGTCCGCAATACTTTCTTGATAACTTTTTTCATATCCAGCATCCTACCAAAGGCAAGATGCTGTATCATCCGTTTGACTATCAAAAGCGACTGATAGATACCTATCACAACTATCGCTTTAGTATCAGCATGATGCCGCGACAAACTGGTAAGAGTACCAGTGCCGCTGGCTACTTGTTATGGGTGGCTATGTTCCGCCCAGATTCAACAATTTTAATTGCCGCACACAAATACACTGGCTCACAGGAGATCATGCAACGTATTCGATATGCGTATGAGCTGTGTCCAGATCATATCCGTGCCGGAGTTACCAGTTACAACAAAGGTAACTTGGACTTTGAAAACGGATCACGTATAGTTTCAACCACCACAACAGAAAATACCGGTCGTGGTATGAGTATATCACTCCTATACTGTGACGAGTTTGCGTTCGTCCGCCCTGGCATTGCCAAAGAGTTCTGGACATCCATTAGCCCTACTTTAGCCACTGGCGGTAAAGCAATTATTACAAGCACTCCAAACAGTGACGAAGATCAGTTTGCCCTGTTGTGGAAAGGCGCTCTCAAGTGCGAAGATGAATTTGGTAACCCTACTGATGTTGGTATCAATGGATTTAAGAGCTATCGTAGCTATTGGAACGAGCATCCAGACCGTGATGAAAAATGGGCCAGCGAACAGCGGGCACAACTAGGTGATGATCGTTTCCGTCGTGAGATGGGTTGCGAATTCATTATCAACGATGAAACGCTTATTGCTCCAGCCAAGTTATTAGATCTACAAGGACATGAGCCCTTGTATAAGACTGGACAAGTGCGGTGGTATCAGCGCCCTCGAGCAGGCCGTACCTATGTAATTGGGCTTGATCCTAGTTTGGGCACTGGTGGTGATGCTGCTGCTATACAAATATTTGAAGCAGAAACCACAGAACAAGTGGCTGAATGGCGTCATAACAGAACACCCATACCTGAGCAGGTTCGCATTTTAGCGGCTATTTGTGCCCACATCAACGAAACAGTCAAGGATCCACAAAAAATATATTTTAGTATAGAAAACAATACCATTGGTGAAGCTGCACTGATCAGTATCGATGAATACGGTGAAGAAAACATACAGGGCTATTTTCTAAGTGACCCGCACAATGGCGGAAATAAGAGATACCGCAAAGGATTCAACACCACAAACAAACCCAAGCTGGCGGCCTGCAACAAGTTAAAAACCTTGATTGAATCTGGACGCATGAAGGTACGCAGTTCAAGCCTGGTCAGCGAACTCAAAACCTTTGTGGCCTCTGGTGCAGGCTATGCAGCCAAAATAGGAGAAACTGACGACTTGGTTATGAGCACAGTGCTAACTGTGCGTATGCTACAACTGCTACAAACCTACGATAACAGCATTGATACTCAGCTGAGAGACCACGGAGATAACATAATTCCGCCGATGCCGTTCATCAGCGTAAGGCGCTAAATACACTACTATGGCAGATATTACACCCGCTCGAAAATTATTTGATCTACTGGTCAGTAGAGATTTTGACCCAGAAATGTTGGACAGTTCTGGTAAACCAGCCGCTGACCCTGCAGAAACTGAAATATACAGTTTTGACTTCCGTGCCCAAAGTGGCAAAGATTACGGCACAGTGGTAATCATGCTGGGCGACGACAATGACCTTGAAGTTTATTGCTCGGACAATGTGGGCCGCAGCATGGAAGGTGACGACAAAAACGACTGGTTTGCTTTCTTGGAACAGTTGAAAAACTTTGCTGTTAGAAACTTTATGACGTTTGGGATCAAAAACTTGAATCGCCTGCGTTACAGTATGCAAGGGCAAGCGGCCATCAAAGAAGGATTATTTGAAAGTTGGACTGGTAACCGCACTACCAGCTGGAATGGTGCGCCAACTGAAGCTCGCTTGATGATCCGCCACAAAAAGAACATTGCCGAAGGTGATGCTCGTTTCCGCTACATCGAAAGTTTGTTTATTGAAACAGCTGATAGCGAGCGTTACAAGTTGCCATTTACCAGTTTAACTGCTGGCCGTGCCATGTTGGAGCATGTGCGCCAAGGCGGACGTCCTTACGATGCCAGAGGCAATCACATCAGTGAAATAGTTACAGAACTGGCGGTGCTAAGTCGTTTCCGCCGAGCCAATCAAGGACAAATCTTTGAAGGTGATACACAGCAACTGGTAGAACAAGTTAAAGAATACCAATCAAACTTGCAACGCAGCCTTAAAGGGCTTGGTACTCGCACTGGATACACCACATATTTTGAATCATGGAGCCCGGCTGAAATTTCAGAACAGGATGTAGTGATTGAAAGTTTAAAGAATCTTTTTGTCAAGCAGAGCATTGACACAAGAATTGAGTCAGCACTACCGCTGCTGGCCAAAATACAACAACAAGGAACTGAAATGAAAGAAGCCAACATATTTGAAGCCTGGGTCGAACGACTTGCAGAAGGAACTTGGGCGTTGCCAGATACTCCAGAAAAACAAGACCAATTGATTGAACTGTTGAGTACGGACTTGCCAGTGGGCGCTGATGCTACCAATGCCACAGAACAACTGTATGACCTTGTTGGCGATGACGAGTTATTTGATCAGTTAGGAGAATTAGCTGAGCGAGATGCCAACGCAGATGCACGTCAAGTGATCATGGATCGACTACAAGAACTCAGTGACTTTCCTGAAGTGCGTAAAGTATTAGATCAATTGCAGATTGACGATACTGCTGAAATGAATCCACCCGAAGCAACTAACCCGGCTGATCTTGAACCGTCTGACGATGAAGAAAATATTGACATCGATATAAACAAACATGGAATTGACCCAGAAGGTGACTATGAAAATATAGCCGAAGATGCATTACGATCAATTCGTCGTGCTGCTGGCTTGACTGAAAATGTGCTGACTGACAGCACAGGATCAACATTACAACACATACTTGACACATTCAAACGTGATGTTCGAGACTTTAAAGAAACCGGTGAAGTCAGCGACGAACTGCACAATGCCCTGTATGACTACTACTTTGACGACATGCCATACGGCACAAAGAAAGCTCGTGACGGCGACCCGTACGAATGGGTAGCAGATCGTTTTGGTTCAGACTTGGGCATTGATGGTTACGGTGGCAACAGCCCAGGTATTCCAGATTCTGATTACAGCATGGAACGTGAAAGCGTGGGCGACTATGCCGACGAGTATCAAGATTCGTTGTCAGGTATATTGAAGATTGCCGGCGTACCAGCTCAGGAACGTCCTGCTCCAGATTATGAAACTGGTGATATGGAAGAAGGCATAGTGGGTGCCGCACTTGGTGGTATTGGTGGAGCATTAGTAGGCGGCCCAGTTGGAGCACTGCGTGGTGCATCAATTGGCGATACTATCGGTGATGCAATTGGCAGTGACGAAACTACTGACGAAGCAATTGATCCTACCAATCCTAGAGATTATGAAATTCCAACTGTACAACGTCAAGCACAAGGACAGGCACCGTTAACTGCTAACGATATCGAACAAAAGGATCGCAAAGCTGAATTTGATTACTATCAACGTTCTCACGGCAAGCCACATCCAGACTCGGCTACAGAAGAAAGTCGTTCACCCTTAGCTGGCCAATATGGACACGCCGGTAAAATGAAAGAAGTTTCCAAAGACGTTAGCTTTTTGGACCGACTCAAAGAACTTTCCGGAATGAGGAAGTAATTCTGCAATTAGAACAACCGCGTCATAAATACACTTGACGCTGAGAAATAAAGCGTATATACTAACCCTAGTGTATGCGCTTTTTTACATTGGCATCACAGGCAACTCGAATCTAAATTTTTAGATAGGCAACATAGTAACTAAACTTTGAAAGGCAACTAACTATGGCATCATTAGCAGACATCCGTGCGAGACTCGCACAATCAGAAGGTAACAAACAAGGCGGCAACTCCACCGGTGGCGATAATGCAATTTATCCACACTGGAACATGGAAGAAGGCGCATCCGCAACACTCCGATTCCTCCCAGACGGCAACACCAAGAACACATTCTTTTGGCAAGAACGAGCAATGATTCGTTTGCCATTCAATGGCGTCAAAGGTGAGATGGAATCCAAACAAGTATACGTGCAAGTCCCTTGCGTGGAAATGTGGCAAGAAACTTGTCCAGTGCTTACCGAAGTTCGCACTTGGTTCAAAGATAAAAGTCTAGAAGAAATGGGTCGTAAGTATTGGAAAAAACGTTCATACATTTTCCAAGGCTTTGTTCGCGAGAACCCACTGGGCGATGACAAGACTCCAG